AAGTATCCGGATACCAAAAACGTTCTTTATTATAATAAGAAGATAAAATTCTATATTCTTTTTTTCCATTTTTTTCTGTAGTAGCCAAAGAAAAACTTTGATATGGAACTTTATCACCAAAGTCAGGATCATCATTTAACTTCATTAAATTTAAAGCAAAAACTGGCCCATATTCTAAAGAAGCATATAAAGATCTATGAAAAAAACTACCACGTCTTTCTAGAAATTCATCTATTGGACCAAAAACACGTTCAGCAGTTTTCTTATCTGGTAAATAAACTGGAGCATTAAATGGACCTTTTCTTGAAAAACCCACTATTAATCTAATTATCTGAGAGTTTAAAACTATATTCTCAGATTGATCATACTCCAAAGTATAAACACCAGATGCTTTAAAATTGCTTAAATTCAAACTTACATTTGCCATTTATAGATTGATTTTTTTTATTTATTTATATATTAAAAAAAACAACGTAAAAATTCGTGTCATTTTAAATTTTTCATCAATTGAATTCCTTTACAATACTATAATCAATATCATCGTTTAATGAAGATTTTATTAACATTTCAGTATTTAATTTTTCATTTATTAATTTAATTTTTTCTGCACTTAAATTATCATACATATCTGAAACAAATTCAGATAAAGAATCATTAGTGAAAAATGGAACAGTGTTTATAACTGACATTACGCAATCATCGTTACCTGTTAAAGCGGCATAAGAATTTTTTACAATTCCAAAATTATTAAATTCATTTATAGTAAACGAATCTGTAATTTCATATTTACCATCATTTAAATAATTTTTAAAATCTCTACAATATTTTAATTTACTATCATGTGATAAAATAACACCTACACGATTTTTATATTTTTCACCATCAAATATTTTAGTATTTAAAACTAAACCATCATAATAATCTTCAATTTCTCTTAATTTTTCATATAAATATACAGCATCTCCTCGATTCATTTCTAATATCACATTGCAATTTTCAGCTCCTAAAACTGCATATACTAAATTATTTAAAATTATTGAAATTTCTCTAATATCAGTTTTATTATTTCTATAAATAGCTATTTGTTTTAATTTGAAAAAGTCTTGTTCATCTAAATATGTTTGTAATTTTTCAATATCATTGTTTGACATTACATCTAATTTAAAAATATTCATAACTGTATAATCACCGCCTATACCCTCTGCAACATCTACTGATATTACGTATTTATCTACTTCTTCGTTTTTTCCAGGAAATTTATATCCAGGATGCCATATTAAACTATTATAATCAATTTCAAGTTTTTCTAATTCTGGAATTTTTTTCCAAACATAATCTAATTTAAATGCGTTTAATTTTTTAATTGTATCAAATGATAACAATAAATTATTTTCATCTAAAAATTCATTTCCGTATTCTTGATTAAACGCCTCTTCACTTCCTAAATTTGCGATCTCTCTAGCTTTCCAATTTTCATCACGCCCAGGTACTTCCCACCAATCAATACGTATAGGCTTAAATTCATTTAAACCTTTAGTCGCACCATCATATATACTATGAAATTTATTAAAACCATTTGCTGTCGAAGAAATAATCATTCTTGAAATTTTTGAAGATGAAAGTGTTGGATACACAGACTTGTAAAACGGTTCTATTATATTATCTGGAACAAATGCAAACTCATCAGCAAATAATAAATGAACTGTAAAAGATCTACCAGCATTTGGTGTTGTCGCTTGTGAAACTATACGACAACCGTTATCAAATTTAATAGCACCCATATTAGCACTTATTAAACCAGGCTTCAGAAAAAACGGTATATCTTTATAAATTATATAAATTTTATCTAATATTTCATGCGCAGTCATTTCTTTATTAGCTATAACCAACGAGTTTCTTTCATAATTAAATAAATTATACCAAACTATAAAAAACGCCGATGTTGTTGTTTTAGCACTTTGTCTCGGACTTAACCAAACGACAAATCTATTTTTTTGTAATTCAATTAAAACTTTTTTTTGATGAGGAAATAGTTTTATATTTTTAACTCCTTCATCAGTCATAGTTTTACAATACTTTTCAACAAAATAAACAATATCTGTTGCACATTTTGAAAATTCAGCTTCTTCCTCTTCTGTTAATCTAAATTTTAAATTAGCTTTTCTAAAACCTATCACGTTATTACTATAAGGTGAAGGCAAAGTATGTTGCATACCATGTTCTTCTTCATAATCCCATTTATTAACAAGCTCTGTTGTCCATACAATTTGAGAATTGCTTAATTTATAGTCTTGAGCTTGAGAAACTACATTTTTTAAACCTATATCCATGATTTTCACTTATAGAATTTTACGCCTTCTGGTAATTTATGTTCTTCAACTGTATAATCAGCTTCTTCTACATCACCAAATTCATTTATTTTTGAATTGTTTCTTATTTTTTCAATTAATTTTTTTTGACCATAACCTGTAGCTTCTAACAAAGGCATATTATTTTCTTGTTTTTGAATAAAAGCAGATGCCATATTTCTATAATTATTTTCGATATTCATTTTGACTGCTTCATAGTGTTTTACGATCTCCATTTTTGATTTTTGAAGACCCGCTAATACTTCAAAATTTCTTGGAATTATTTGACCACCTTCGTCTATAACTTCTAATAATTTTATTATAGCATATTCAGATGTTTTCATTTGAAATATTAAGTCCGCTAATGTTTGAGTATCATCATCTTTCTTTTTTTTCAAAAAAGGTTCATCTAATATCGCACCTGTTAAATAAAAATCAACTAAATAATCAACATAGTCTGTCGAAGCTGCTAACGCCTCTGTTTTAATTTTTTCAATATCAAGATAATAAACTTTATCTTTTTCTTTATTTATATCGATTTTTGGAGGATCATTTTCAAACTTAATGTTTGAAGATTCTAATATTGATTCTAAAGATTCTATATCTTTTTTTAATTGCTCTTTTTTAGGAGTATCTTTTTTTGTAAACTTTTTATTTGTCATTTTATTTAGATTGTCCAATATATGGTAATTTTATTACAGGTTTTGCATTGTCTATTAATAAACAATTTGATGCATCTTTTACAATTTGCATATTTAAAAATTTACTATGTAACTCTTCATTTATTATTGCATTTAAAATTCTTATATTTGAAATATAAACAGGTGCCAATTCAATGTAATAATTTAAATTAGAACTATAATCTTCGCTTATAATACCATTTAAAATTTGTTTATCTATTAATTTTAACGCTGTTGTTTTTTTAGCTTTATCTTGTGTAGTGTACAAATAATAAGATAACTGATTAAATTTATTTGAAACCGTTATAATGATCGAATACCAATTATCGTCAATTATAGGTTGACTTAAAGTAAATATCTTTATTTTATCGTTTAATTTTAAAACTAAAAAATTATTATCATATATTTCTATATCAATTCCTTTTGTACCATCGTTTGACTTTATTAATGATATATATGAAGATTCTTTTATATATAAAGTTGTTGATTTTTCCCAACCAGCTTGAAATAAATTTAAATTTTTAGCATCTAAAGTTAATAATAAATTTTCTTCATCAACTGTTTTAACAACGCCAATAATCGATAAATTAATATCTTCAGTATCGTTTATAGATATAATACTATTTTCTTTTATTAAATTGTTTGAAGGATGATATTTTATAGTTATTAAATTGTTAACTATATTTTCAATACTTAAAATTTTTTTTGTCTTATAGTTTAATTTAAATTTATTAAACCAAGCTGTATAAACAAAATCGTCTGTTTCTTTTACATTATTTTTTAAATTATATTTTAATGCTATTGTATTAAATGGATAATTTTTGTATTGTGATGCAAAATCATACATAGATTCAAAAACGGTTGTATAATAATTAGTAAATTTATAATTTTTTTCTAAATCATAATTTAATCTCTCTAACAATAAATTATGATATTTATAAGATATATCCTTTAGTTGCATTGGATTAGTAATATCTTGTTCTGTTTGCTCAATTTCTTCGCCAAATACATCAGTTAAATCTGTTTTTATGTTATTTATTAAATCTTCAGTTTCTTTATCCATTTGAATGTTAATTTTAGGTTGCCATTTAACCAAACTAACATGCCAATATAGAAAATCGTTCATAAACTGCACAGTCATACTAGAACTAACAACTTCGTAAATTCTATTTGTTAAAGGAAAATAAATTATATCTCTTTTTTGTGGTCTTGAATTTTCACCAAAAATTTCTTCAAAATATCTTTTATCTATATGTAATTCAAATGGTAACTCGAAATCAATTCCAAACGCATTATGATTCAATTTATGATCAGGAAATGTGTTATCAGGCACTAAAACCTTCAGACATTCAGGATTAGAGTCTACTCCATACAATGTATATTCTAAAAAATGTATATTTTTTGACTGAGGTTTTGGAGTTGCTCTAAAATAAGTAACCTCATGTCCATATATCTGATTAGCCATATAAGATAACTCTTTTTGTAATCTTATAGTTTTTTCTTGAGAATAAGGATTCCAAGTAAAAGATTTTAACTTTATTGGCCAATATAAATTTCCTTTATCAGCAGGATATGCAATAGAAAAAGGCTTTGAAGTATTAGGTGTATTTTTATAGGTGACATCTAATGTCGTTGCATTTATATTAAATACACCTGTATCTGATAGCATCTCATATCTAAACTCAATCCAAAATTCTTTTAATTTATCAAAAGGTATTTTATTTAAATTTTGTAAATTTAAATCAATCCACATAGAAAATACCAAATCGTTATAACTCCATCTAAATTGTTTAGATATATCACCTTGTGATTCTACAATGTCTTCTTTAATTCCAGTTATAGCAGTAACATTTTCATAAGAAACTTTAGAAGACAATATAATATAGTCACCCTTTTGAGTTATAATATTTGATAACTGCGGCATTAAAATTCTTTTTTTTATATATTAAATTTTTTAAATAGCCTCTTTAAAAGATTCAATTTCTTTATAAATTTCATTTGGATAAAATTTAAACGCTTGTTCTAAAGACTTAATTTCACACTTATTAATCTTACAAAATAAATTTATAGTTTCACTATCAAAATCATTAATAGAATATTGTTTTTTTTCTTTTGTTTTTGTTAAAGATTTAGTATAAAGCCATGAAGGATAATGATCATAATTTTTTCTCAAAAATAATTTCCAAAACGTTGTAATAGCACCACTATAAATACCTGGTCTCGATAAATACGCAGAAATATATATATGTTTTAAAGCAATTCTTCTATTTATCATAAAACTAGACTTTTCTCTATCTAAATTAGACACTTTTTCATTATTCCAAAAACTTTTTAAAACATCAAAAAATTCCATTTACACTCCTAAAATGCATCACTATAAATTTTAATTTTATCATTTTTGAAATAATCTGTTTCAGATAAAATAGACTCTTTTGTCAAAGTTTTACAACTCAAATTATAATTTATGGTATTTGTATGCTCATTAAAAGAATCTATTAAACTTTGATCATATTCGATTTCATTTAAATGAATTAGTTTAAAATTTCTATATAAATTTTCAAAAAATTCATCCTTAGGAATCTTTAATTTTGAAGATTTTTCTAAAATTAATCTTATTTCAT